CGGACACGACTGGAACCCTGGTCAACACCTTCACGCCGACCGCCGGGCAGTTCTATCGCCTGCCCACCAAGTGGAACGGCACCCTGACCGTGACCATCTCCGGCACTGTGGACTGCACGGTCTTCTATAAGCAGTGAGACGTTAGCGTCTCCTAACGCACTGCGGACACCCGAAAGGACCCGCGCAAATGGACAAACCGAAAAATTCGGGTCGATTCGGCCCTGGCAACCCTGGCAAGCCCAAGGGTGCCGTGAGCAAGACCACCAAGACGGCCAAGGAAGCGATTGCGCTTGCAGCCGAGGGTCTGGGCGGCGTGAACCGTCTGATTGATTGGGCCAAGGAAGATCCGGCCAACGAGCGCGCATTCTGGGCCAGCATCTATCCGAAGCTGATCCCTGTGCAGATCGCGGGGGATGACGAGAACCCACTGCGGCACTCGATCAAGATCGAATTCGTCCGGCCGGGAGGTGTGTGATGGATGCGCTGACCGAGGAGCGGATGCTGGCGTGCATGGAGGACGTGTTCCAGGCGGGGGCGAATCGCCCAAGCACGATCGACATCGACCCGGACACGCATCTTGTTCACCTGCGGTATCTGAGTGAGTTGGAGCGGGCGGATCGCATCTGTACGCAGGGCGGTCTGCGAAGCCTGTTCCCGGCCCTGCGCCCGTGACGATCAAGTTTCCGGACAAGCTGCAGTGCTTGTTCGTGCCCAAGCGGTACAAGTTTCTACGGGGCGGGCGAGGGTCGGCCAAGTCGTGGAGCGTAGCCCGGGCACTGCTGCTGCAAGGGGTTGAACATCCTCACCGGGTCTTGTGTACCCGGGAGGTGCAGAAGTCGATCAAGCAGTCGGTCCACCAGCTGCTGAAGGACCAGATTGCGGCGCTTGGCCTAGGCCACTTCTACCAGGTGCTGGAAACCGAGATCCGGGGCAAGAACGGGACTGCGTTCTACTTTGCCGGCTTGTCGGACCAGACGGTCGATTCGATCAAGTCCTTTGAGGGCTGCACACGGGTCTGGATCGAGGAGGGGCAGACGATCACGCCCCGCTCGTGGAAGATCCTCGTTCCGACCATCCGGGCCGATGGCTCTGAAATCTGGGTGACGTACAACCCGGAGCTGGACACCGACGAAACGCATCGCCGGGCGATGCTGGATGACCCTGACTCGATCAGCATCCTCATCAACTTCGAGGACAACCCGTGGTTCCCGGAGGAGTTGGAGAAAGAGCGGGCGAAGGACGAGAAGCGCCTGCCCAAAGAGGAATACGAGCACATCTGGAAAGGCAAATGCCTGCCAGCAGTGCAAGGCGCGATCTACTTCAACGAGATTGCCGAGGCTGAGGCAGCCGGGCGGATCGGCCGATTCCCGTATGACCCGATGCTCAAGGTGCATCGCATCTGGGATCTGGGCTGGAACGACGCAATGGCGATCATCCTGGCCCAAAGGCACGGAACGGCCATCAGCATCGTGGGCTATGTGACCGGCTCGCACCGGACGACTGCCGACTACATCGCCGAGTTCCGGGGCGAGAAGTACAAGGGCTGGAATTGGGGAACGGACTTCCTGCCCCATGACGGCTACGCCAAGCACCGGCAGACCGGCAAGTCTGATGCGGACGTGCTGATCGGGCTGGGATGCTCGATTGACCAGACGCCGAACATGGAAGTGGAGCAGGGCATCCGTCAGGCTCGCCTGATCTTCCCGCGTGTCTACATCGACAAGACGGCTTGTGCATCGGTCGATCCGGAGCTGCCTGGCCTGGTGGACTGCCTGAAGCGCTACCGGCGTCGGATCAACCAGACGACGCAGACGCCAGAGGGGCCGCTGCACGACGTGCACAGCAACGGCGCCGATGCGTTCCGCTACCTGGCGCTGAACGCGGACAAGCTGACAAACGAAACGTGGGGCGGGTCGCTCAATTACCCGTCCCTGATGACTGCATAGGAACAGAACAATGCCCACGATTGCCAGCGGCTCGAATGCCACGATCACCGTTGCTCCTGGACAGATCCTGACCGTGCAGAGCGACGGGGCGACGTTCGACTACGAGAGCCCGGCCGGCACGCGCGTTGGCGAGTATTCCTGCGATTCGGTGTTTGGCCCGTTCACTGCTGGCGGCTCGGTGAAGATCACGAGCGTTCAGGGTGCTGTGTATTACGAGCTGGGCACGGCGCAGGCGAGCAACACGTCTTACAACCCCTCCAACGTCTCTATTACGGGGGGGGTGATTGGGAGACTTTCGCGACTTGCCGGTGTGGAACGATCGGCCGCGCTCCCGTACTACCCCATCGGCGAAGCTCGCCTGGTCGATTCGATGAATATCGAAGGACAGGCGTACTCGGGAAGCGGGTACAACAATTTCTGTGTGCTCCCGACTGTTCTCAAGGACTACCAAGGACTGCCGGGAACGGCTGGCACGGGCTCGATTGTTGAGCCCTCAATGCTGTATTTCCCGCAAGGCTGGAACGGTTGGGAGTTCTGGCTTGCGGCGATGCCGTATGACGGGGCAAACCCGCAGTACGAAAACCCGTCCATCTACTGCTCGCATGACGGGAAGAATTGGACGGTGCCAGCTGGCGCGAGCAACCCTCTGGTGCTGCCGCCGAGTGCGACGGACCACAACTACGACAGCACGCTGTTCATGCTGGAAGATGGCGTGACGATGGGGATCGTCTACGGCCAAACAGCGGCTCCAAATTCTTCCTACTACTACATCACCAGCGCCAACGGGGTGAATTGGTCCACTCCGGTGCAGATGGTGGGGACGAGCTTTGCGCAGGCAACGCATTACCTGAACACGCCATGCCCGTTTTACGACCAAGCGGCCGGGCTGTGGACAATGTACAGCTGCGACTCGCCGGGCGGCGTTGGTGGCGATTTCGTGTACCAGACCTCGGCATCGCTTGCCGGCCCTTGGTCGGCGCCGGTGGCGGTGACGAGCAACTTCCCTGCTGGCGAGACGGCGGTTTATCACGCTGAGCTGAAGGCGCTTCCGGGCAATGAGATCGTTGGGCTGGCGATGTGCGGCTCCAGCTCTGGCGGGCGCGTCTACCCAGTTCGCATCCCGCCGTCTGGAACGGGGTTCGGCAACGTCGCGCACTATGGCCCAGCGCTGAGGCCGTGCAACTTGCTGACCTCTTCTCCGTATTTGTACCGCTCTGCCCTTGTCCCGATCGGATCGAAGTGGCGCGTTCTGTTTGGCACTCTTGGGCTGGGGCCGAATAGCTACGCATTCATCCCAGGGAGCGTCGAGTTCGACAGTTCGGTCTTCTTTGAGGCGCTCTATTCCAGGAACGGCGCGCTCATGCCAGCGGCGCAGCTGACCGGAACATCGGCAGCGATGGCGCCGTATTCCGGCGGCCTGTTTTGGGACAGCTTCAATCACGCAACGCTTGGCGCCTGCACGGCATCCGGGAATGGGTCTGCCGCATCGTGGACAACCGCTGGCACGGGCACGCTGGCGATTGTCAGCAACAAGCTGCAGCAGACCGTCTCCGGCAATAGCCACCTGTATGTGAACACGGGTACGACGGACGTAGACCTGCAGGTTGTGATTGCGACGCTGGGGACTGGCTGCTTTGCCACGTTCCGCGTGCAGGACACGAACAATTTCTGGCGGGTGACGGCGATATCTGGGTTCATGCGAATCGACCGCATCGTCGGCGGGTCCGCCACCAACGTCGCCGGCTGCATTGTCACCACGTCGGAAGCCAACTCCGTCTTGCGAGTGCTCGTGAAAGGCAACTCGATCAAGGTGTTTTGGCAAAACGTGCAGGTCTTCGATGTGAATTCGTCGTACCTGAACACGCAGACCAAACATGGCGTGCAGATCAGCAGCGACCTCACTTCTGCCGTCGCCAATGTGTTGATGGCGATGCCGCGATAACCGAAACCTCCCGCCAAGACCTACGCAGACAGCATCGCTGAGACAGCGACCTAAAGGAAACGAATGGCAATGACCCGCGACGAACTCGGAGCGCTCGTTGACGCCGAGGCTCGTATTGCCATTGGCTTTGACTCTGGCAAGCTCGCCGAGCAGCGCCGCAAGGCCGAGTACTACTTCTACGGCGAGGCCAAGGAAGATCTCGCCCCGCCCTCCATCCCGGGCCGCTCGCAAGTCGTGGTGCCGGTGGTGCGCAACACCGTCGAATCCATGCTGCCGCAGCTCATGGTCAAGTTCACGGGCGGCGACACGGTGGTGGAGTTCGAGCCGACCGAGCCGAACGACGACGAGAAGGCCAGGCAGGCGACCGACTACT